CAACTGATGATCTGGGACGGCATGAACGACGAGCCGGTAATCGTCTCCACGGTCGGCACCAACTCCGTGACCTTCGCCTCACCGGTGGCCTACAACCACGGCGTCGGCTGCAACCTCTCGAGCATCCCGGCGGTCGTGAAGCAGGCCGTTATCCACCTGGTCGTTGGCCTCATCAAGCAGCGCGGTCAAGGTGGCCTCGTGCTGAACGAGCTCGGCGAGCCGACCCCCTACGCCGGTTCCAGCGTGATGAACAGCGAAGACCTCACCATCGGCTACGCGCTCCTCGAGGAGTTCAAGGCTGTCTGGGGACGTTCATGAGCAGAGCGACAGTCCGCGCCGCGATTGCGAACTACCTCACGAACGCTGGCATCACGAACCTGTCGAGCGTCAAGTCCTTCCCGGCGAAATACACCCCCGAGATGGAGTTCTACGCTGGCGAAGACCCCGGCCACTCCTCCGGTGCGATTCTGTTCATCTACTTCGAGAGCCAGCAGGAGACCCGTATCGCCCTCGGTGGCGCGCACTCGGGTCGCAAGGCGGTCGAATACACCGTTGTCCTGGACTGCTTCTTCCGCTCGACCGAGCCCAAGTCCGAGGTCGCAGGCCAGCAGAACGAAGCGTTCATCGACTCGCTCGAGGCCGCTATCCGCGCCGACCGCACCGCGAACTCCGCTGGCGTCATCTTCCAGTGGGGAGAGGGAACCTTCCCCGGCTCGGCCGACTTGAACGTGACCTCGTACTACCCACGGATGCTGGCTGGCGGTCAAAGCGTCACACAGATCTACTCGTCAATCCGCGTCTCGGTCATCGAGATTCTGAACACCTAAGGAGCACCCATGCCACAGTTCACCTTCAAGGGCGACATCCCCCTCGTCTTCGTCGACGTTGCCGATGGCGACCACACCCTGCTCGCCGTACCCGGTGAGACCTACGAGCTCATCGCCAACCCCGATGACGCGCTGTTCGTGGCCGCCGCCGCCCAGGTAGCCCCCAAGTCAGACCCGGCTCCTGCCCCCGTAGAAGCCCCCCAGAGCGCCCCAGAAGCCCCTGTAGCGCCCTCTAACTAGTTCGCTGTACCCGACTTACCCCTATCCCCACTAAGGAGCAAAAGTGGCTAACACCACCTACATGACCGCCAATAGTTTCCTCGGACTCGGCCTCCAAGCCGCCGCGGGAACTGCTGCGACCACCAGCCTCAAGTACATCCCCATCACCTCACCGCAGGTCACGCCGATGCAGACGTTCCTGCGCGACGAGGCTCTGCGTGGATCACCGACGGTCGTGTACGACCAGGTGGCTGGCGTTCGCCACGACGAGTACGACGTGAAGGGCTACGTCTACGCGGACACCTTCCCGATTCTGCTCCGTTCGCTCCTCGGTGGAACCGACGCCGTGACCGGTGCTGGCCCCTACGTCCACACCATCAAGTTGCTGAACGACAACACCGCGGGCTCACAGCCTCCGCTGGTGACGATTCAGGACTTCGACGGTGCCAACGCCTTCCAGATGCTTGACGCGCGCGCCAGCGAGCTCACGCTGACCTTCGGTGCCGAAGCGGCCGCCGAGTGGACTGCGAAGTTCATGGGCAAGCCCTACACCCAAATCTCGACGCCGACCCCGAGCATCTCGACGCAGAGCATGGTGCCAGGCTGGGACATCACGACGAGCATCGCTGGCAACAGCCTGAACTACATCGTCGACGGTGAGATCAAGTTCGCCCGGAACACGGCGCCAATCTTCACGATGGGCAACCAGGCTCCGCGCACCTCGTTCGCTGGCCCGTTGGAAATCACCGGTCGCATCCTCGCGGTCGTGGACTCCACCTCGGACATCTTCTCCAACGCCTCGAACGGCTACGCTCTGTTCCGTTCGCCCCAGGCGCAGGTCATCACCCTGACCGACCCGGTATCGAGCAACACGGTGGCCTTCACCACGACCACGACGCAGTACCACGACGTGAAGCGTCAGCGTGGCAAGGCCTACGTGGAGGTCGAGGTTCAGTTCACGGCCAGCGCCAACACCACGGACGCTGCGGCCTCGGCTGGCTACTCGCCCATCGCGACCGTCACGACCAACAACATCAGCACCGCCTACGCGGCCTCATAGTAGAAAGCAGGGGACACAATGCCAGCAGTTGAACTACCGAACGGACAGTCGGCCATCCTGTACGCCAGGAGCGAAATCTCGGAGCGCACAGCTCGAAACATCGCTCGCGCGTTCATGGTGTCCAGCGCCTCTGCCGCCAAACTGGTCAAGGCCGGTTATGACGAAGCAGATCCGACTACGTGGGACGCCTTCACCTCGCTCTCGCTCGAGGAACAGGAGTCGCTGAAAGGCTACGAACTTGCGCTCATCGTGGGGATGGTGCGCGAGTGGACGCTCGGGGACAAGACCCCCGAAGCCATCCTCGACCTGAACGAGCTCACCTACGCCAAAGTCCTCGAGGCTTGCGCGGCCGAGTTCACCAAGACCGAGGAGTTCGGGCCTGACGGAGTGAACGACCCAAAAGCGCCTACCGCCGACTCGCTCAACTAAGGCAAGCCCTCAAGGGTAAGGAAGCGGACGTTGACCCGGAACTGGACTCGCTCTTTCGTGAGTACCAGTTCCGGGCGAAGTTCGGCGGTTCCCACGATGACTTCCTCGACGAGCCTTCCGGCGTGATTGAGTGGCTGTTGGCTATCGACGGTCTGATGATGGAAAGTAGAAGCGATGGCTAATAACTTCAAGGTGGCTGTAAAGGGCGTTCACGAGTTCACCCGAGCCATTGAAGTTCAGGCCGCCAAACTCGACAAGGCCAGCGAACGGATCGTCAAGAAGGGCTCGACCATCGTCGGCCGGTTCGCCAAGAAGGAGTTTCGCCCACGCCCCCTCGGGAGCCAGCGCATCTCCGCCTCGGGTCGCGTCTACTACAACGCCAAAGGGCAGTACGCCCCACGCCCTCCCAAGCCCACGTCTCGAACGGGCAACCTGCGCGACTCGATTCACATGGTCGACGCGCAACGTATCGGCCCTGGCAGATGGGTCAGCACCACCGCACCGACAATGGTCTACGCCCGGCGCGTAGAGCTCGGTGGTGGCCCTAATCGACCCTTCCCGTACTTGAAACCCGGCTTCGACAACTCTCTCCCCGAACTCCAGCGCCTCTACCACGACGAGTGGGCGGCGGCGCTCTCCTAAAGGAACCTCACGATGGCATCACTTCCACCGCTTCGCGTTGAACTGCTCGCCGACATCCGAGAGTTCAAGGCCAAGATGACCGAGGCTGAAACCTCCGTCGTTGAACTCGGCAAGGCTGGTGAGACCACCGGAGCCAAGTTCGCGGCGCTCGGTCAGAAGATGGGCTCGGCAGTCCTCTACGGCGTCGGTGGCGCGATGGTGCTGGCGACGAAGTACGCCTACGACTACAACAAGTCCATCGAGGAAATCGGCCTCCAGTCAAACGTGTCGCAGGCCGAGCTCGACCGTCTCAAGGGCAAGGTGCTGGAAGTCTCCACCGCCACGGCCACGAGCAACGCCCAAATCGCCGAGGCCTACAAGCAGGTCGAGAAGGCTGGCATCTCCGGCGCGGCTGCCGACAGTCTGGTGACGAACGCGGCGAAGGCTGCGAAGGTCGCACACGCCGATCTAAACCAGACCATTCAGGCCGGTCTCGTAGTCCAGCAGTTGCACATCAAGGGCGCCGGTACGGCCGCGCAGACGATGGGAATGTTCACCGCCGCGATGAAGGGCGGCAACGTCTCCCTGAACGACATCACGGCCACGCTCCAGGGTAAGGCCGCGGTCGCTCTGCAGAACTACGGCGTCGACCTCAAGAGCACCCTCGCCTCGATGGACGTGTTCGCTAAGGCCGGTATCAAGGGCGACTCGGCGGCGCAGACCTTGACGATGAGCCTGAACAAGTTGCTCGTCCCGTCAGCCAAGACCGACAAAATCCTGCAGTCCGTCGGACTCACCCAGGACAAGCTCGCCAGCGACATCCGCAAGCCGGGCGGTCTCGCCACCGTCTTCACCGAACTGCGCGACAAGGCCGAGAAGGCTGGCGTATCGGCGCAGGACTTAGGCCGGTTCTACTCACAGGTGTTCGGCGCTCGAGCCGGTGCCGGTGCCACCCTGCTCCTCAACAACATCGGTGCGCTCCAGGCGGCCACGGGCAACATCGGTGGCGCCAACATCAACCAAGCCTTCTCCGACTGGCTCAAGAACCCCGAAGGTGCGGTTCAGAACTTCAAGACCGTGGCGCAGAACACCCTCGTCGGCCTCGGCAACTACCTGCTCCCGGCCGGTGCCACGATCCTAAGTTGGGTCAACAGCACCCTCATCCCGAACCTTGCTGGCAAGGGCAAAATGTCCGGTCTGTTCCAGGGCATCGCTGGCGCACTTATCGTCGGCCTCGGAAGCATGAAGATTGCCGCGGTCGGTACCAAGATTGCCGAAGCGTTCGGTGTCGAAGCCGAAATCCTCGCTGGCCCAATTGGCGTTGCTATCGCTGCCGGTATTGCTACGGCGCTCGGTATCAACTGGCTCGTAGGCGATACGAAAAAGGGTCTGCGTAGCCTGCACAACCTGTCGCAAAATCCGACCGCACTCTACGGCCTCAAAAATGGAAAACAAGAAACGCCTCACGGTCAGGCCAACATCTGGACCGAGTCTGTTCCCACGGGCGGTTTCGGTGATTACACAATGCCCTCTATCGGTGGCTATCTCACGAAGGAGCAGGTCGCAGCTCTCGCGGCCTACGCCAAGACGCACCCCGGCTTCTATGAAGGCGGCAAACTCGGAACCCAATACTCCAACGCTGTTCTCAACTTCGCGGCACAAGACAAGAAGGGCAACTACTCCGTCGTAGTTCAGGTCAAGTAATGGCACAGACAGGGCAAAGTTCGTGGAACGGTCAACCGGCCGAGGCCATCCAAATTGAGATCGACGTGCAGGTGCTCGCGGAGCGCCTCGTCCACGACCAAGCCTTCATCGCCGCGGTGGCCACGGCTGTCCGCAAGCAACTCACGAAGGACGTTCGCACAATGGGCAACCTGTTCGGTAAGTGGGCTGGACGATGACCCTCGCCAGCCTGCCGACCCTCTCGGTGGAGATTGCGTTCAACCCGACGAACCTGCTCTCGACCACGCAGACCTGGACGGACGTGAGCCAGTACGTTCGCAACCTCTCGACCCACGGCGGCCGTCAGCACTTCCTCGACCGCATTGAGTCCTCGACCTGCTCGCTGACCCTCGACAACCGCGACGGGTTCTTCTTCAACGGCACCCTGAACGGCACCACGCAAATCATCCAGCCACGCCTGCCCATCAAGGTCACGGCCACGTGGTCGGGAACGCCCTACACGGTCTACTTCGGCATCATCGAGTCCGTCGAGGAGCACCTAGCCGACGCGCTGAACTCCGACCTCGCGGTGTCCTGCTCCGACCTGCTCAAGTACCTGTCCCTGCGCTACAACAGCAACCCGACGCTGTACGCCTCGTTCGTCTCCGGCACCGGCGCGACCAACTGGTACAAGTGCAACCAAGACTCGGGGAACGGGACGCTCCTCGACTCGCTCGGCTCTATCAACGGATCTATAAACGGCCCGTACAACGTGAGCTCGCAGGGCGTCACGGTCTACACCAACGAGACCTGCATGGACTTCACGGCGAGCACCACGACGCTCCCGACGAACGTCATCTTCCCGAACATCCAGACCAACGCCATCGACTTCTGGGTACTCGGCCAAGACCTCGCCAGCAACCTGCTGTTCGGCGCCTTCGACTACACCGGCACCGGTGCGGTGAACCTCTCGGTCAACGCGGCCGGTCAGGTGGTCTACACCGACGCTACGGGCGCCACGATTACCCACCCCACCTTCGTCAACGACGGAGCGTGGCACCACGTCGCCATCGTGGGACGAGACTCGGGCTTCAACCCGGGCAACCTCGTGGTGGACGGTGTGGCGCTCTCGATGGGCGCTTCATCGACCTACTGGTGGAACTTCTCGAGCTTCGGCTACAACGGAACCTTCGTCGGCCTGCTCGACAGCCTCGTGCTCTCGACGGTCTACATCGGCGTCAGCCCACCGGCCTACACCGCAGCACTCACCACGGCCGTTCAGAACCGCTACGTGGTCGGGAACCTGCTCCGCGCCGACACGAACGCTGGTGACGTAATCGCCCAGGCGCTCGTCATCGCCGGTCAAGCGACGGTGGCCTCGGGCGCAGTCTCGGCACCGAACTTCTACATCGACGGATCCGCGTACACCCCCAACGCCCCGGGCAACGGCACGACGCTCTGCCAGGGTCAATCGGCTGGCGTGGGCTCGGGCAACGTCACCGGCTCCACGGCGCTTGACCTCATCCTGCAGGCCAGCGAAACCGAGACCGGCATCTTCTTCCAAGCGGACGATGGCACCTTCCAGTTCCACACGAAGGCCTACGTCTACTCGGCCACGGGGAACGCCGCGCCTACCGGCAACCGTGTCTGGGCTGACGATAACAACACGACCTACCACTACGACGCGCAATCCTTCCAAGTGGCGCGTGATGACGTGGACGTGTGGACAACGGTCGTGGTGACGCCCCAGAACGGCACCGCCCAGACCTACACGAACACGGCGAACATCGCTCGCTACGGGCAATCGACGCTCACGAAGTCGACCAACGGCACGACCAACCTCGCGGCCTACCAGACCGCGAACTACCTCGGCAACGTGTTCGCCTCACCGCTTCCTCGCGTGGCGAACGTGCAGCTCCGCAGTGAGACGGCCAACGGCGCGAACCTCGACATCATGCTCGGCGCGAACCTGCAAGACCGCATCACGATCCGACGCAACCCCATCAACCCCTCGGCGGCCGGAGTGCTCTCGACGGACATGGTGGTGGAGTCCATCAACCACGAGTTCACGGCCGACCCTGGACAGTGGCACACGAACTTCGTGCTCGACCCGTACCCAATCCGGTTCAGCACCCAAGCGTCCCCGACTTACTTCATGATTGCCGACAATGCCACCTACGGCCTTGCCGACCAGAACTACGCCATCTAAGGAGAGCACATGAGCACCCCAATCACCAGCGGAGCAGTCAACTGGACTACCCCGGTCACTATCGGCTCGAACGGCCTCGTCTCCTCGACCGACCTGAACGCGCTGAACTACGACGCGGAGTTCCTCTACACGAAGCCCTACTCGGCGGTGTTCCTGACCGCTAACACCGGTGCCATTGGTACGGCCACGCAGTTATTCACCTCGGGAACCTCGGTCATCTCCAACACGCCAGGCTCGGGCGCTATCACCTTCTCGGCTGGCACCTGGACGGTTCCCCTGACCGGCCTGTACCGGTTCACGCTGGTCTTGAACGTCGGAAACACAAGCTCTGCTGCTCGCTTCTACGGCCAGTTGAACCTCGGTGGAGCAACCGGTGGAAGCGTCTATCTGAACACCAACAACGGAATTACCAACAACGGTTCGGGCATCATTCAGGGTATCTCCTACTCGTTCATCTACCCGATGAGCGCCACGGCTGGAGCTGCCTACCCCCACACGGCCTCGTGGTACTTCAACATTGGTGCCTCACAGACCGCCGCTATTCAGGGCGGTAACGGCGCGACCACAAACACCGGCTACCAGTCCTACGCATCAGTCGAATACCTCGGCAACAACGCCAACTACTAAGGAGCAAACATGGCTAAAGACGTACGCAACGACATCGTGGCGGCGGCTAAGTGGGCCTTCGCCAACAAGCAACACTTCGTCTACAGCGAGGCTGGCAACCG